AGAGACTGGATTGACCATTATTTTGTTCAGTGTGCAGCTTATGCTTGCATGTTATATGAACTTACTGGTATAATGGTAAAGAAATTTGTAATTATTATGTCATGCGAAAATGGAGAGTGTATTGTCTATGAAGAATATGATAAAGCAAAATACATCGAGTTGCTGGGTGAATATCTACGGAGATTCAATGAAAAATGAACTAAAAGAAGAACTCGAAAAGAAATTCATTACTTCAGAAAAATTCTGTCAAGAGATTGAACAGATTGTTCTGAAAGAGAAAATGAATTATATTGATGCAATCGTATTCTTTTGTGATAAGAATACGATTGAAGTTGATACTATTTCAAAGTTGGTAAGTAAACCACTGAAAGAAAAACTTAAGTGGGATGCTATTCGACTTAATTTTATGAAGAAGACTTCTAAGGCTAAATTGCCTATTTAAAAATGAATTGTAATTTTCAAGATTTTATTGGGGTATGGGATGATTTTGTTCCATCCCAATTATGTGATGATATTGTGAATCTTGCCGAAAGAATTACCCAACATAATGCACACAATTCAAAATTTACTGGTAATGGTGGTAATCAGTTTTCCGTAGAAGGTAAGACTGGTAGATATGATACTCAGATATATTTGACTGACTATGATTCTGAATTGTGTGATGAAATCAATCATTATTTGACCACTTGTATATCTGAATATTGCGAGGAATACTCACATTTAAAGCAAATTAATCTAGCCTCATATATTATCAAATGTCAAATTACACCACCATCTGGTGGTTATCATGTATGGCATTATGAAAACATGTATTATGAGGAAGCATCTCGCGAATTAGTATGGTCAATATATTTAAATGATATGCCAGTTGGAGAAGCTGAAACAGAATTTCTCTATCAGAAGAGACGTATCGAAGCAAAAAGGGGGCGAGTATGTATTTTTCCTGCTGGTATGACTCATGTTCACCGTGGAAACACTGTATTTACTCACAATAAATACATTCTGACGGGTTGGGTTAACAAGGTTAAATAGCAAAATGAGTGATTTTATGAATTCAGAATTTGTCCAGCAAGAACTGGATGATATTCAAAGACTGCAGGAAGAAATTTATGCAGACTTTTTTTATTATGATACATTAGATAATGAAGACAAGATCGAACATCTTGATAAACTTCAACAACTCCTTGAGAAACAAAGCATCGTTTATACTCGTATGTCATTGAGTGATGATCCAGATGCAATTGAAAGAAAAGAATCCATCAGAGATTTTATGCTTATGATGGGCTTTGATAATGCATATGATGTCAACGCCGTCTTCGCTGACATGCGTGAGACCATCAAAGAGATGAAAAACAACCTTGACACCTGATCCTAAATCCCCTATAATAAACACGTTCACAACACAGGCCAAATCCGATGTCCTTTTCCGATCTCAAAAAGAAATCCTCTCTAGGTTCCCTCACCAACAAACTGGTGAAGGAAGTCGAAAAAATGACCAAGACTGGTGGTGGAGACGATCGTCTCTGGAAACCACAACTCGACAAGACTGGTAATGGTTATGCCGTTATCCGTTTCCTTCCTGCTCCCGATGGCGAAGATCTGCCATGGGCAAAACTGTATTCCCACGCCTTCCAAGGCCCTGGTGGTTGGTTCATTGAGAACTCTCTCACCACTCTCGGACAAAAGGACCCCGTATCTGAGTACAACTCTCAACTCTGGAACAGTGGTCTAGAGTCTGACAAAGATGTCGCTCGTAAGCAGAAGCGTAAGTTGTCCTACTACAGCAACATCTATGTTGTAAAGGATCCCGTAAATCCTGAGAACGAAGGTAAGGTATTCCTCTTCAAGTTTGGTAAGAAGATCTTCGACAAGATCACTGCTGCCATGCAACCTGAGTTTGAAGATGAAGAACCCATCAACCCCTTCGACTTCTGGGCTGGTGCTAACTTCAAACTGAAGATCAAGAAGGTCGCTGGTTACTGGAACTACGATAGTTCTGAGTTCGCTCGTCCTCAGGCCTTGCTTGATGATGACGATGCCATGGAGGCAATCTGGAAGAAACAGTATTCTTTGGAAGCACTAGTTGCTCCTGATCAGTTCAAGTCATATGATGAACTGAAGACTCGCCTTGACTATGTTCTTGGTATCAAGGGTACTCCTAAGTTCCAAGATCAAGAGACTGTTGAGGAAGAAGAACAGTTCCGCCGTGAGAATCGTGGTGAGGTTGCTCCTGCACCATCCTTCAAAACTGATGATGGTGGATTCAACGATCCCGACATCACTCTCTCAAGTTCATCTTCTAGTGATGACGAAGATGATACTCTGAGTTATTTCCAACGTCTTGCTGATGCCTAGTCGTAGGACTTAAGTCTGATATTATCAGCCTTAATTGTATTTCTATTCACATACTGGGAGGATTTGTCGTAAGATAATTCCTCCCTTAAGTCTATCAGGGCTTGAGTGACATATTCTTCTTTCAGAAGAGTGATTGATCTCTTTTCCTCATTCTTGCGAATTTCATATTCATAGTTAGTAACTGATCTTAGTGGTCTTATGATCGTGGATGAATCATCTGGATCAATTATTTCAAAATCAGAATCAACAACAATACCAGCAGGATAAACTAAACGATTCATGTCATCTCTGACTTCTGTTGATTCATAAAAAGCAATATCATTTATTTCGTTCCCGTATTTTTCGGATGCAAATTCATATAATTCTTTATCAGACAAAGGCCATTGATCCTTTACGTTCACAATATTGTTACAGATGAGAACCAACCAGTCTAACTCTGGATTACCATAGTAGTCATCGGCAACAATATCTGGTCTTTGCCCATCTTTTATTTCATAATTGTCAAATGCAGTCAACTCACTGATAAGATCATCTCTGAGTTTTGCTCTTCTAAAAATATTTTTGATTGTTACGTATTCCCTATCCGAAGCTCTATCTGATAGAGGTGATGGGTATTGTACGTTTGGAAGTTCTTTAAAATACATCAGTATCCTACTCCAATTTTGCCTTCTTTTTCATCATAATCATCAGCATAAACAGGTGCCAATTCTTGAAATGCCATACTCATGTTGATGATGGTTGGTGTTCCATCTTCATATGATGAATATGTTCCAGAACCAGTATAATCAACTGTTATATTTGTAAGTGCCATCTGTTTAAAACGATTCAAGAACTTATGATCACTTCCACCAGTTTTAAATCTCAACTGAAAAATATCTGGAGTACAGATGAATACTTTATTTGTTGTCCTCTTTGCAGACATACTTTGTTTGAGTCGTCTTAATATCCTCTTTACCATTCTAGATTCAGCTTCATTTCTTGGCGCCAGTTGATAGTTAAATGAAAAGGTTCTAAGACCTGGCCCATCAAATAGGAGTTCCATATTTGGATTTAATACTTGACCACTTTGTCTTGCCAGAACTTGGCCAAAACTTACATTACTACCAAAGGATTTTATTATTTGTCGTGCGATTGCTGAAGTGCCAGCCTTTCTTGCATCATCACCTAAGGCAGAAGATATTTCACCCATGTATTGCTGAAAAACCTGAGGCAATCCACTACCATCCGATTCCATTACATCAGTGAGACCTCTTGTTGCAATATCTTCTAGTGGATTCATAGTTCCACCATTCCAAGTAACACCATTTGCAGCTGTGATACTTGTTGGAATTGGTAGGATTATGGATGCAACATAATTGGGCGATTGATTGCCAAGTCCAGCAGATAGGTTTCTTTTAAGTGCTTGCCCCTGCAACTTTGATGGTTTATACCTAATAATATCCATCAAAAGATAATCCGACTCTCTATCAAGAGTCGCTAGTGGATATCTTAGAGATTCAGAAGCCATTTTGCTTTTTAAATATTTAGACGATAATTTTGATAGGGAATACTTCTTAGATCACTTAACTCAGAAGACTTAACCAAATGAACGGCACCAATGACTTCTTCATTAGTATAATTTCTAAAATTTCCCCAGTGATAATTAATGCCACGAAAACCCCATTCAAAAACACCAACCACGGCTACTAAAGGGTTTTGGTCATATTTAATAAATTGTGTTTTTGGCCCATAAACAAAAGTGCAGTAATTACCAACCTCAAGATCTGTTGCCTCAACGGTATCATCCAAAAGTTCTAGAATCTCCATCATTAAATCGTCAGGATCTTCTGCACCAGTCATCTTATCAATCAGAGGCTGAACTCTACTGGATGATTGTTGTCTTTGTTTGAGTGTTTTTCTTGGCATTATTTAATACCTAGATCATCTTCAGTAAGAATCTTAAATTGCCATTTACGATCTTCACAGAAGTCTCTTGCAGCCTTCCACTTTGCCTGGTTCTTGGCATACTCAGTCACTTCATAAATGTATGACTTTGTTTTTTTGCTTTGAACTTTTGGTTCTTTACACTGTTTTTTTGGTTTAACTTCAATCACATATTTAACAATACTTCCATTACTTTCACGAACCTTGATATAGAAGTCTGGAAAGTATCTGTGAACTCTGGAATCAATTGGTGAACGATATGGAATCCAGAACTCTTCACTACCCCATTCAAGAATATTCTCATTCAGGTCACAATAGACCATAAACTTTCTTTCCCACAGAGACCTATAAATAATGTTAGTTGGGTCTCCTCTATATTTTTTCGTGTTTGAGGGGATAAATTTACCTTTATATGACATTCATAAAAATTTTCACTATAGGTATTTAGAGTGCCAAGTCCAAAAAGAATCTCAGATATTAAAAATACAATATCCAGAGTTGCTCAGTCTTCTCATTATGAGGTAAATTTTAGTGGATTTCCATATAAACTGAAAGATGCTTTCAGTAGTCATTCACTATACAATAATTTCATCTCTAGAAATCTTGGCCTATTATGTTATGATGCAACTCTTCCTGGTTCATCTCTTGCAACCACAACTATTGAAGGAAATTTTACTGGTGTTCAGCAGCAGTATGCACATACAAGAATATTTAATAACATATCTCTAGGTTTTTATTGTGATTC